CGATCAATACCTCATTGACGACAAGATCCGTCGCCGCAAATATAGTGAATGTAGGACTATATGGATAAATATCCGTTGTGGCCGTTCCTGTAAATATAACTTTATTTGTTTGTTTTGTTACTGTCATGGGTTGCTCCTCTTTTCGATCTCTGATAGATCCTCAATCAATGCGGAGATCTCGCCCCCTGTCCAGGTGTGAGGCTCCGAGGATCTCTTTGCGATTACAATATTAAAATATCCAATGAGAAAAACTGCTACAACTGCCAATAGGATAACTTTTTTAGAATCCAAACTCGACCTCCAATTTTTTGATCTCATTTTCAAATATGTGCATACCTTTAATGACCGCCTGGATCTCTGCCTTATCTTTTATCATACGAGCTTTTTGGAGGCCCAGGCGTTTAAGATCTCTTTTGTCCGTTGTTTTCGCCATTAAAGACTCAACGTCCTCGACGTTCTCGCTATTCTTTTTTAATTCCTTTGTGCGCTCCGCTTTTAAACTTGTTGCGGCCGCTCTTAATAGAGTCCTTGCCGGGAGGTTGTTATCGATAGCATCCTGGTAAACCTCTTTGATTACTCGCTCATCGCCTCGCTCAATTCCGATCTTATAAAGTTTGACCGCTTTCCATCGAGTCATACCTTTTGACGATGGCATTGCAATATCAGATATGAAAGACTCCCTCTCATCGTTGACTAGGTTCCGGGCGCTGAAAGGCAATGGTTTCTTTAGTAGATCCTTAACGATCGCAAAAGTCCGGTCCCAACCCTCGGCCTCGGAAATCTCCCGGACCTCAAAACCCGACAAGCTGTGTCCTGTAAATACCGTCGATGCGATCTGCATATTCGGAGCCGCCTTGCCTCCAAGTTTCTTTAGTGAGGCGCTTACCGGGCTAAACGATAAATCGTCCATGAATAGCTCCGGGACTTCTCTAAATTGTTTCCCCCATCGGATATACCTCTCCGATCCATCCTTGTAACGCCCGGCGAATAGATGCGACTTGTGTCCGATCGCATTGCCAACCATCGTGTAGTCCAAAAACTTCGCATCCTTATATTGTTCCGGATGTTCCTTTGCGTCCTTTTTTCTGTTGGTCGCATTAAGCAGATTGATCCCGACTCCAAAGTAAAGTAACGCCTTGAGCCAAAACATACGGCCTAATTTCTTCCGGAGAGCAACCGACTCGTCATGTATCGCTCCGGCCCCTGTTGGAGACATTGCTTGACGTATTGTTGAGAGAGTCCAATCCGGAGACAGCAACGCCCAAGATGCAATCTGTAAGGTCTTAGGGGAAACCATAAGGTTCTCCCAATTTTGGCCGCCAAAAGTATCGTTGACGATTTGTGCGATTTCTTCCTCTTGCTTTTTTAGGCTTACGTTAGGATCGATCTGTGAGGATAGATGCTCAACCGCATAGAGCTTTAATGTGTCGTGGTAATAATTCCATAACGCTTTGTCCCACGTTTCATTAAACGTCGATAAAAATCCGGCGGCCTTTCCGATGATTGCCTTGTTCTTTGTCTTTACCGCAAAACTGTTTAAGGCCTCTTGGATCTTGTGGACCGGGATATCGGCTGTCGCTCCAATCTGTAATCCTCTCTCAATCCATTTCTTTGTTTGCTCTGCATTTTTAAAAGCTGCATAGTCTCCCTTTGCAAGTGCGGCGTAGATCTTCCGGAGATCCAGGGCCACCGAGAGCGTCTTTCCGATCCCCATTGTTGCGATCGACGTTTCCCCCAGGGCGAAATGATGAAATAGAGAAATGCTCAACTGTAACTTTTTCAATACTCCGTTGACGGCTTCATAGCTGTTTATGATTGGATGATTAAATCTTTGATCAAAGACAACTCTCAAAGGCTTCTCGAGATCCGGATGGACCTTGACCGGCAACTTAACAAGCGTATTCATTTGCTCAATGATCTGGTCCTTTGCCTTTTGCTCAAAATTGAAGTCAACGAGCTTTGTCAAAACTTTGTCTTTCCTCAATAGATCCGTAGCCCAGGCGCTCGCGTTAGGAGCTATTTTAAATGTTCCTTTTGGATCGATAAAGTAATGAGCGAAAAACTCGGCAATCTGCTCATCGGGAGACTCGGCGTATTGCTTTCCATATTTCCCAGGGCGACCGGTATGCGCTTTTATCCTCGCCTCGTTGATCTTGTAGATCTCATCTTTAAAGGTGTTTATGAAATGGCCGCCTTTGACTCCGCCCAGGCCTATCTTTCCATCGAGCAAGTGTCCTAACTCGTGAGCAAAGGTCCTGTTTGAGAAAAATCTTTGTAACCGGATCTCCGGAGGCTCGTTAAAGTAAATCGCTAACCCCAGGGGAGACGGATTTCCGAATACTGTCGGAGCGATCTTTCGGCCGATCGTGAATCCAATCTCGTTTAAGATCGTAATCATTTCGTCGCTTACCTTGTCGGCTCTTTTAGGATCCCCCGGGACAAACATTTTCTTATTGAGTGCCGGGTTATCAAAGTAGATCCACTCATTAGGAGCGAGATCCACTCTCTCGATCAACGGCAATCCATTTACTTTGAGCTTGTTTAATTCCTTGACGAGCTTATTGTTTGCGATCGTCTTATTCATTATGGAGTCATGTATTCTTATGATCTCCGATATATCCAGGGTTTTAGGTTTTAGCCCTAACTCCTCGATGCCTTTCTTATAAGTCTCGATGTATCGCTTTTTGAGAAACTTATTTCTTGTTACAAACCAACTCGTCGTCTCTCTCTTTTTGCTGCCCTTTACATCCCATATGTGGGTAACATAATTTTCGATTTGTTGAGCTGATAGCTCCTCCATGTTTTCTTGCATAAAAGCCCAACCTCGATCGAAATGCTCTTTGATCTGATTGGCTAATGGGCGCAAGTTTTCTGCGTCTTTTTTGAATGTCTCAATAAGATCCGGACGGCCAAGCGCTGCCGGGACGTTTGTCCTCTCAATTAAAAACGGTATGATCTCTCGCTGCTCTTTTGTCGTAAGTTGTTCGATATCGTTTATAAAGAGATTAGTCTCGAAATTGCTGACGTTAATTTCTGCCCGGCGCTGTCTGACAAGCTCTGTCGCTGTTCCCTTTATATCGGAGATCTCCCCGATCTTCTCTTGCTTTGCGAGTTTTGCTTTTTTCTTTTCTCGCTTTCCCTTTTGAGCTTGTGTCATTAAAGGCTTAACCGGTTTAATGCTTGGAGTCGGTTCCGGAGTGCCGGCCATCGCCATAGGCTTATTGATAAAACTCTCCGCCTCTTTTCCCGGCGCTGTTGCGAGAGCCTTATTTGTGGCCATTTCTGTCCCGAGGACGTTTACATTCTTGACGCCTCTCCAATCCTTGAGCATCTTCGAGATTATTTGATTTGCTTTCTCTAGGTATTTGACCGGTGTCTCTTTGATGGCCTTGTTAAGTTTTCCGCCGGCCATCCTGTTAATGTATTGATTTGCGGCCGTCATGGACTCCTCAGCGCTCATCGATGGCATCTTTTGTTTTGCATATTGAGCTAACCGGTTACGGAGATTATAAATAACATTTTCCTTGAGCTTCTGGTCCCGGCCAATGCCGCCCAGGGTTTCAATGCCTCCCCAAATAGCCCCTTGCACGAGCGCCTCCGTATCGTTATATCCTTGCGCTTTCCCGGAAACATATCCCAGGCCGCCGGCCATGAAGATCCGGCGAGTATATCCTACGGATTGGCCAATGGCGCCCAATCCAAAGCCCTCGACAAATCCGATCGTCGCCTCTTTGCCTACCTCAAGAGGCTTGATCTCTTTATTTTCGACTTGCTCAACGGCCTTATTGATCCCCTTAACGGTTGCAAAAGTGGATCCTGTCATAATTGCCGGAGGTAAGAACCTCGGAGCCGCCGCAAAAATGGCCTCTCCGGCTACTCCGGCCTTGATAGCGAGGTTTCCCAGGCCTAAAGCCTGTAAGATCCCTCCTGTGGCCATAAACGTCAATACGCCCCCTCCTACGGCTCCGGAGGCCGCTTGTAGAGGAAAGTCTCTCTTTATAATGGGATCCGGATCAAAGGCTCCAAAAGTTACGGCCTCGGCCAATGATTGAGTAAAGGCAATCCTCTCTTGCTGATCCTTTGTTGGATCCTTAAAGAATCCAGTTAGTCGATTGTTTTTAACGATCATATCAAAGTTTTTATCAACAACATCGATCGGCAATCTGTTTTTCTTGGCCAAATAGACAACCGTTTGAGATCTCGCGATACGTTCCTCCGGAGGCTCAATAACATCCCGGACAAATCTCTTGGCACGTTCCAGGATCCCCGGCGCTTTGGCTGCCTGGATAAACTCTGCTTTTCCGGTCTTTCCCATGATATCGTCCGTTTGAATATAGAAACCATCCGGAACCTCAACGGAATATTGCAAAGGATCTCTCTCGTCCTTTACTTCCGGAGGTACAGCCGACAAGGGATCCCCTTGCGTTTCAAGGTCGAATTGCTGCAAAGGAGTAACGTCTTGATCTAAAACGAAACCCTCCGGGACGGTAACTGCGTTTAATTGATCGGGATCCATCGCCCACCTATTAGTTGTATTTGTTCGCCTGTCTTGATATTTATGGCCGTTTGGCCGTCGTTTAAAACTTTAACTCTCTCGTTGCTCTTGCCTTTAACCGGTTGATATTGAGGATCTACGGATCTTAAATATCCATCGATAACCTCGTCGGCTATTTCATAGAGGCGCTCGCCCTTTGCGTTCTCTTTGGCAACTCGCCGATTAAACAAAAACTCAAGCTCCTGGACCTTGCCGGTTAATGTAGCCGGGGCGATCTCAAAAGGTTGGTCCTTGAGGATCTCTTTATTGCCAAAGGATTTTATTTTTAGCAATGCGTTTTTCTTCGCATCCTTATTGAAATCCTCCTCTTTCTTGATAGTTTCGTCGAGTAGCTCCTCGGCGTTTTCTTTTCCTAAAGACTTGCCGATCGAGTTTGTAATCCTGTCTTGTATCAAGGCTTGATCCTCGCCGTTATAAATCATTTCCTTAATGTTGTTATATTCGTCATGCTCCGTTTTGGCATCGATAGGGAGCGCTCGAGTTACCATGTCCTCGAGGGACTTATGCTGCTTGAGATCTATTTGACCGCTAATCAATAGATCGTTGACTTGATCGGTCGACAATCCCTCGGTTAGATAGGTCTTGACGGCATCACTCATATTTTTATCTTGGGCGGCTTTCTTTATAGCATCAGCCTCTTTTTTCTTTTTATCTGACAATTTGTTTATTGTCTCGAGAGCCTCTTGCTTTTCTTTTGGGTTTAACTTGTAGACGCCATCCTCGACGTTTTTTTTCGCAAAGTCCGGATCTATATTTGCATCAAAGGAAACCTGGCCAATCCTTACGTTATCGTCCCATGCCTTTTTTTGCTCTGCTGCCGACTCTGCCGAAACAACTCCGAGGCGAGCGTACTCATCAAGTCTAAACTTTACACCATCCGATAGTTGTTTGCGCTCAAGGGGGGAACTTGCGCCATAAAAATCATTTTCAGATTGATCGAGATCCTCCAAGAGTGTCGCCTTTGACTTATCAATTTGCTTTCCCCTAGCGATCGACCGCACGTTGAAAGACTTTGTTTTGGCCATAATGTCAAACTCTGCGCCAAACCGTATTTGAGACTCCCGATCGGATATCGTCTTGAGAACCTCTGACCTTGTTTTTTGGATTTCCTGGCTGTATCTCTCCTCGATTGTATAGATATCCTCGTCTTGCTGCGCTCTCTGTGCAATTTCCTCGAGACGTATCTTTGAGGTTGTGGATGCGGCTGTGTATTCCTCAAGGTTTTGCAGATCCTTAAACCTGGCCGCCGTCGCAGATATAGCCTTGCCGGCTTGAGTGATAGCTTTCCCGGTAACAGCAAAACTCCCTGGATCAACCTTGATCCTTGAGGCTTTCCCCGAGAGAGTTTGTTTAGACGTTGCTTGTGGTATTCTTCCCATAGTTTAGTCCTTTTTTCCTTGCGCCGCTAAAAATGTGGATGATTGTGTCAACACGGTTGTTGCTGCGCCAAATATCCCGGCCGACCGTAATCTTTTGGCATTTGCTCGGCGTACATCCGACTCATCGATAGATCTTGATTGATCGATCGCCGAGTTGTATTCTATGATTAAAGCGTCAAGCTCAAGCTCCTCGGCGCTATCTTTGAAAACCTCAAAAGCGGATCCACCAAACTTAATGCCGGACTTGGCAATGGCAACAACTTGCTCCGCTTGAAACTTCTTCGCATATTTCCTTTGTCGATCGGCATCGAGCTTTCCTTTTTGTTTTGAGATCTCCGCCTCTTTTAATGCGATCGATGCGTTGTACTCCTCGGCGTTGGCTGCATCCTGTCCGGCCTTATATTGTCCATAAGCCTGTAAGCCGGTCCCGGCGATCCCTGTCAATAAAGCTGCTGTTGCAAATCCCATATTTAACTCCTCTATGTGTCGTGTACTTCCATTTTTGGCATCAATGAGATAATCGTACATGGCAAAGGATTGTCTTGCTCAATGTAAACATATCCATCCCTCTCATCTTCCGATGGAGGAAATGGAATATTTTTATCCCCGGTAAACAGAGGGACGGCTGTGTCAAGGTCCATGTCGGCCGTTCTAAACTCGATCTCCTCTGCGCTATCCTCATCATATCCAACCGAAAATCCGACGGTCATGTAAAGCCTAACAAAAATGTTGTATATCCGTTTATGTTTCCCCTGGGCCGTACCGGTTGCGGATCCGGACTCAAACCTCATGGTCCGGAGCTTTGCCTTTTTATGTAATCCAACCCGGAAGATCGCCGCCGCCGTTGATGCTGTGATCGCTCCGCCTGTTACCGTTTGGTCGACCTGGACCGCTCCATCCCCGAGGACTCTTACCGTTTCGCCCTCAAGATGCTCGAGTCCGGTCAATGCAGTAACTTTTTTCCGGACTACACCGGCCGAGTTGTATGCCGTAAAAGCGGATCCGTCTATGTCCGTGTCGTCGTCAACATTCGTAAGCTCAAAATTATTAGCCGCCTTATTGGCCACTTTGTAAGTATTGGCGTTAAGCTCTGTCATTCCGAGGATATCATAAATCTTTACAAGATCCCCATCGCTAAATCCGTGAGCCGTTGCCGTAACAACAACCGGCGAGGCTGCTGTTGCTCCGGAGATCGTTACCGGATCGTTATAGGAAATCTCGGAGTCGAGAAATCTTGCAGAGTCGAGATCGTCTAATATCGGATCCGCTAAATATTCAACATATCGCCGGGTTACTCCGTTGATCGTTCTTTTAACAATTACCCAAACCTCGTTATAATCTGTTTGAGGGATCGTTGTTACTGTCTCGACAACTGCCTGTCCGGTGTTAAAAGTGCCTCCTATAATATGCCGGCTCCATGCTGTAACTTCTTGATCGATCTCCCGGGTAAGTGCGGCCAACGTCCCATCTGTCCGGACACACCATAAAATATTATTTGGCGATTGCTGATAGGCCATATCCGTAACACCGGTCTTTAAAATATGATTTGCAAGGACCGTCTGATCTAGCGCCCGGCCTTTTTCGGAGTAAGTCTCCGCATAATAGCCAAACTCTCGCATTGTCAATCCGTCCCTCTGGATATAATAAATAAACTCGCCGATCTGTTCCGGCTTTATCTTCTTGGATCCGTATGTCGTATGCCGTCTATTCCTTTGATTGGCCGGCGTAATCGCCTCATCAAAACCGCCACCGTTAAGGACAGAGATCCCGGCCGGAGTCCCTCCGACTAACCCTCCCGGTCCTTCGATCATCCAATCGATCGCATTTACTTTAGTATTTAAGATCTCAATATCGATCGGATCCGATGCGGCTGCTCCTGGCCAATAGTTCGTAAATACTCCGGTTTCGGATCCCCATTCGTTTTGAGGCTGTGTTGGAGTGTTTCCCCACCATAGACGTTGTTCTGAAAATGTAACGGAGCTAGGAAATCCGGCCTCGATGGACCATGATCCGAGCGCCCAATCATCCGTCGCAGCCGGTCCGGTCCCGAGATCTACGATAACCGTAACCGTTATAATTATTGTGCTTGTCCATCCTGTTACATCCGCCCATCCATCTTTGACCTTAATTACTCCGCCCACCATGTCGGCCGTAAATATTGGATTGGAGGCTGTCAAAGTAACACCGGCGCCCGGAGCGTCGGCGCTAGGAGTTATCGTCGTTGCTGTTACGTTGACCGGCTGAAATGGTCCACCCTCAAAAGCAAAATCTGTAATTGTCCAAACCGTATGGCCGGTCCTGGTAACTACTTTCGGATGATAGTTTTCATGGGCCATGTAAATCTTATCGGCCGATTGAGTGAAATCAATATCAAAGAGATCCGCCTCGAGATAGGTCGTCGTAAGCTCATAAACTCGATTGGCAACTCCGTCGGAAACATATGCCGTGTATGCTGTCGAGTCAATGTCATTGCTGTCTTTGTCTTGCAATGAAAATGTATTGGCCGCAGAGTTAGCGACTAAATATCTTTTGCTATTTAACTCCGTCATTCCAACAACCTCGGAGATAACGATCTCGTCTCCGTCGCTTAACGTATGGCCGTTTGATGTAACAACACAAGGATCCGCCTGTGTAATGCCGGTTATAACCTTGTTGGCCTCGAGGACCGCTCCATTGTTACGGAAAAAGCGCATATACAGATCGCCCATTTCTATTGTGTAGACGTCTGTTGTTGAAAACTCGAAATCGATCAAGCGTGTTTTTTTGGATGAGTCTTTAACTTCGGCCACAAAGATAGAGCCTGGCCGGCGTTGCGCTCCGCCATATTGGAGAGGATAAAAGTTTTCCATTAGCGAGGCGCCATTAAAATACTTGGCAACATCGATACGTCCTCCGATAAGCTCGGAAGGCTCTCCGGAGTTAAAGCTAGATTGTATTGGCGCAGTTTTAGGCATTTCTCGATTGCTCCCATGAGTCGTTAAGATCGTCTTGTTTCTGCGCTCCTCCGACTTGAGCATCGAGAGCCTTTGCCTCCGGCAATTTTAGATCATCATAAATCTTTAGCTTTGCATCTGCGAGAGTTGTGGATCCGGTTACAGGGTAAGTCAACTCTGCCTCAAGCCTTGACGAAAGCGCCATCACAAAGCCGGGACTAAAAAGAGTCGTGTCCTCGTTGTCATAAATATACTCAAGCTCGAGCGTTCCGTGATCTGTCCATATCTCGCCGCCGTATTGCTGCCAATCCCTTTTATTCCCGACGTCTTGATCCGTGCGCAAGGCCCGGAGACAATCTGCCGGCAATGAAAATCTATACGTCCATTTAAAATCGGGAGTTGTCGCTAATAGAGTGAGGACCGCTTGTTTTGTGGATCCGTTCCAGGGATGAGCTTGGAGTACCATCTGACGGACAAGATCATAAAGGGCATTTGCTCGCTTGGCATTGGCCGTGTTGTCTGTCAAGTTGAGGATAGTCGGTTGCCCTAGCTGAACTAGGGCCATGTTTACAATTTGCACTTTGGACGCCATGATAATCTCCTCCGTTAAAATAGGAGGAGAGGAGAGTTTCCCCTCCCCCTATTTGATTTTAGATTGAGACTATCTTATGCGTGTGCATAAAGGATCGCAATTTTCAACGTCCCGGTCCCGGCTGCCCCTTCAAGAGTGGCCTGGATCTGATCGTCTAATGCAACCGTACCGATCTCGTAACCCCTTCCGGCGATATTATCGCAGAAAGTTACACCGCCGCCCGACGTATCGATCGCCGTGTCATAACGATCATCATCCTCTCCATCGCCAATGTCCATCGTGGTACTTCCACCGAGAGCGTCGATGTGGACAATGATCTGGATAATACGAGCGCCTTTCGGCAACTTGTTACCCAACTTAATAACGTCGTCGATATCAAGAGCGGCAAGCTCATAGGTATCGTATTGGATCTTGATGTTGCTGCCGTCCATTCCAGGCTCGACAATGTTTGATCCAATGGCGTTGTCCATTTTGGTACGGTTGACGCCTAGAACCGTTGCAAAACCTTTGAGGCTTTGCCCTAATAGTACATGAAGATATTTAAACATTTTTTGATCCTCCAATTAAAAAGGGTTGTTATCTATTTATACCGAGCTTATTCGTTGCAAGCAATCTCGACAACCTTCTCCTCCTCGAGACGAGTTGCTCCGATGTGCATACGGAAATAAACTTGCTTGGCATAGTTTAAGTCGG